ATTTTCCGACTATTTCACTTGCTGAAACGTCATGAGGATTGACTGCCGACATTGCAAAGCCTGGAGTATCTGATGTAACTAATACATCACCTTTTTGTACTACCCCAATAACTTTAACTGGAATTCGACCTCTTAATGCAACAGATTTAGGAAATTCTCCGCCACAATCAGCATTCATTAAGTATGCTGGATTTGAAGAAATAACACCTGCTACTTTTGTACTGTTTACTTCACTTGTTGTTGTAATCTCTTGTTCGCCGCCTATAACAACAACTGTACCTACTTCATAGTCTGCATCTGCTGAATAATTCTCTGCCAAGTCAGCATATTGAGCTGATGTTGCTGTAGCAGTAATTGTTCCTGCACTAAAGTTACCTGAGCCGTCTCTGGCTACAACTTTACTTGCTGTATTGGCTGATGTAGCATCAACATTTAAAGTAACAGAACCACTTGAGCCGCCACCTGTTAAGTACGATCCTGCTGTAACACCTGTAATGTCGCCGGTTGTTGTTGAATACCCGAGTCCTATAACGAAGTCATAAACCTGATCACCTGTTGGAATAGTACTTGCACCGTTACTAACTGCACCTGTATTAACATTTAGTGTTGCACTACCTGAAGTAGCACCACCTGTTAAGCCTGTTCCTGCAACTACGGCTGTAATATCGCCTGTTTCTGTTGTGTAGCCATAACTTAAAATTTTATCTTGTACTGCGGCCGCTGTCATTAATACTGAATCCGAATCACTAAATGATTCTGAGCCTAACTGTATGCTACCTGCCGCTATTTCTGCTGTTGTTAATCCGCTAACATTAAGTGTAACTGCACCTGATGACCCGCCGCCACTTAAAGCAGTACCTGCCGTAACACCTGTAATATCACCTGTTTCTGTTGTATAGCCATAACTTAAAATTTTATCTTGTATTGCCGCAGATGTCATCAATGACGTGTCGTTGTCTGCAAAAGATTCTGAACCTAATTGTAAACTGCCGGCGGCTATTTCTGCTGTTGTTAATCCGCTAACATTAAGTGTAATTGTACCTGATGTGCCACCACCACTTAAAGCAGTTCCTGCTGTAACACCTGTAATGTCGCCTGTTTCTGTTGTGTAGCCATAACTTAAAATTTTATCTTGTACTGCGGCTGATGTCATTAATGACGTATCATTATCTGCAAATGCTTCTGAGCCTAATTGTAAACTGCCTGCGGCAATTTCTGCTGTTGTTAATCCGCTAACATTAAGTGTAACTGCTCCAGACGTTCCTCCGCCTGTTAAACCTGTACCTGCTGTAACACCTGTTAAGTCTGCTGTTGAACTTAACACACCATTTGTTGCTGTTAAATTTGTACCTGCCATTGCAGTTACTAAATCTGCAATAGTTTCTTTTCTACTTGCGTTACTAGCGTTTGCATCTACTATTGCAATACTATCGTTTGCAACATCTACTACTGCGGCTGTTAATTCATTTAGATCAAGTGCTAAAGTAACAGAACCACTTGAACCACCTCCACTTAAACCATCACCTGCTGTAACTGCTTCTATGTCTGCATCATTATCGTTTCTTATTGTAATTGTATTACCTGAATTAGTTACTGTTGTGTTTGTTCCACCAACAAATGTAAGTGTTTCGCCACTGCTAATTGCTTCTGCACCTCCGCTACCTGTGTCAGTTTGTACAGTAAAACTACTGTAATTATCTGCTGTTGTTGATATAACACCTGTGCTACTATTGTAACTGATTAAACCTGTGCCACTAATTTTTCCTCTTACTTGAGCATCAGAAATACCTGAATATGTAAATGCGCCTGTTCCACTATTATAAGTTAAAGTTCCGTCTCCTGATGAGTCAACTGCACTAAACAATGCTCTAACGTTTGCGTCTGATCTAAATGCATCTGTTGTAACTGTAACAACATTACCCGAGTCTGCTACTGTAACACCTGTTCCTCCTGCTAAACTTTTTATACCGTGGTATGTTGTAGCACCAGAAGTTCTAGAACCTGCATATATGTCTGTTCCTGTTGCCCCTACATCTTCCACTGTACCAACACTTGATGCTGGTGTAATTTCTTGTACTCCACCATCAACATAAACGTATGCTTTACCTGCTGAATCATCGGTATAAATTGCGCCTGTTGTTGCTGTTGCAGTATCTGGAAGAAGAATTGTGTTAGAGAATGTTTTAATTCCTGCAATACTTTGATTACCACTTGTTCTAACTACTGTTGCGTCTACATCTATATCATCTGCATTAACATCTATACCATCACCAGCACCTACAGCAAATGTACCGGAACTGTATGTTAAACCTGCGCCGCCAGTTAGGTGTGCTTGTGTTTCTGCCGCACTTGGGCCTGTGTAAGTAATTACACCTGTTGAATTATTGTATGCTAAACTGCCATCTCCACCTGAATCTGTAACACTGAAATCACTTAACAATAACAAGTCTTTATCTGTGCTACCGTTATTGCTAAACTGCCATCTACTTGTCCCAGTATCCCATTTCACATAAGGATTATCACCTGTTGCTACAACATAGATGTGTGCGTCACCATTTGAACCTGCACCGTGGCGTAATGTAATACTAGCATCAGCAATCACTGAGTCTGTTTGCGTTGCAGAGTCGATATTTACAACTGTGAGGTCACCTGTTATAGTAACATCTCCGCTAATTTGTGATATTATTGGATTAGTTAATGTTTTATTTGTTAATGTTTGAGTACCAGTTAATGTTACTACTGTACTATCGATTGCTATATCATTAGCATTGGCATCAATACCTGTTCCACCAACAACATCAAATGTTCTATTTGCGGCAATAGTTCCGCCACCTGTTAATCCTGCGCCTGCAGTTAATGTTACACTACTATGATTAGGGTGGATTGTTGCATCTGTGCTAATTACACCACCTGAATATGTGATACCTGTTCCGGCACTTAAATGAGCTCTTACTTCTGCCGCACTTGGTCCTGTATAAGTTATTACACCAGCAGAGTATGCTAGTGATCCATCACCGCCTGCGTCTGTGACACTAACCAATGCTCTTACTTCTGCATCAAAGTCTGTTATTTGTGTATGAGGGATTGCTATTGCTACATTTGTTACACCTGTTGTAAGACCTTTTGCATTAACTGTAACTTGTGGTATTGCTGTTACAGTACCAAAAGTTCCTACATTACTATTTACAGTTGCTAAAGCACTTGATAGTGCAACATCTGCTATTCCGCTAAAACTTACTGCACTTGCTAGTACATCACCTGTAATGCTAAAATTTCTTGCTGTTGCTAATGCTGTTGCTGTAGTGGCTGATGTTGCATTACCTGAAAGTGCTCCGGTGAATGTACCTGAAGCAGTAATATCTGTTGCAGAAATATCTCCGTCAACAGTTAATGTTGTTGTAATGGCTGGACTTGCAGAAAGTGTTAGTGTTCCTGCTACTGAATTGAATAATAAAGATGCGTTTGCATCACCTGATCTTAATTTTAACTCACTGTTTGTTGCTGTTGGAGAAACATCTTTTGTAAATCCATCTGCATTTACAACTAAAACGTCGCCACTAAAATTAGTTTGAGAAAAAGAACTTGTTTCTACAAATTCTTTTTGTTCTAACTCTCCTTCAATAGTAAGTTTACCCTGAATTACCAGTTCTTCATCGGCATTAATATAAGTGCGTTTAAAATTAGCCATCTATTATCTCTCAAACAAAATTGTTGTTGTCATGTATTAACAACTATTTATCATATTTAATCAAAAAGATTTTTTGGTCAAAAAAAAGCACCCCGAAGAGTGCTTTTTAATGTTTCTACTGAAACTGTCCTAATAAGTCTTTTAAGGCTTACTGGAATGCAACGTTTGACAAGGTAATTGCGTCGACATAATCTGCCGCATTACCAAGGGATGACGCCGTATTAGTAAGTTCTTTATAACCATACCTGGTCATGAAACTTACTACTGGTTCAAATGTAGCAGGATCCATTACTGGACCTGTGCTCATTAGAGGAACGTAAGGGCAGTAGAATGCAGGAGCATCTGTTTCAGATGAACCTTTATATCCTACTAGAACTTTAGTTCCGTCAGCCGCGTAGTTATCTACAAAAACTTTAACAGTTCCGTTCAAAGTTCCAACAAACTTAGTGTTAGTTGGTGCTTCAAAAGAACCTTCAGTTGTTCTTGCAAAAGTCGAAGTTGACGCACTTTGTAAGATTGTCAATGCTTCTGGAGATACAACAACATAGTTACCAGCGCCACGTCTTGTTCTAGCCGCGATTCTGTTAGCCGCTCTGTTGATCTCTATTGCCAAAGCCGCATGTCTGTCACCAACAAATACACTAGTACCACTCAATGAAGAGAAGTCAAGTGTAGTTCCAGCGCCAGCAAGAGTTCTTAGTGAACCGATAATTTCTTGGTCGATTTCAACTACGATTTCTTGTGCTAAGGCTTGCATAATTTCTGCTTCGACATCAACGCCGTGCATAGATTCTGCATCTTGAGCCGCCTCAAAAGTCCATCTTGCTGAAAGACGTCTTGTCTTCGCTTCAACAGTTTCTTTTAAGATTTGAATGCTCATTTTCTTACCTGGAAGACCCTCAGCAGATGCTGTTGCATCTGGAGAACCTGCGTAAGAGTTAGCAAGTTTGAAAGGACTTAATGCCTCGTCACCTGCTGTTGCTCCACCACCAGTTTCCGCATAGCGGACCCTAAGTGTGTGAATTTGTCCTACTGGACCAGTCATAGGCTGAACGCCTACTAGTTCGTTTGCGATCACTGAAGGCATAACCCTCCTGATCAAAGGTAACATAACCTTATTTAATGTTGCTACGGATCCTGCACCTGTCGCTCCTGCGGTTGCGGCCTCTGACAATTGACGCTTTGCGTTTTCGAGTACCACGTCCATAGTTGACTTACGTTGACCTGTAAGGCCTTCTGTAAGTGCTTCTTTGGTTGCGGACCAGTTGCTTTCAAATAAATTTGCCATTTTATACTCCTGTTATATTGAAAGTCCGGCTAGTTTACGGATAGTATCAATTTCTACGATATCATCCGTTCTGTCATTGGCTTCTGCTGTTGCAGTCACCTTTTTATCACCAGTGTGTTCTTTATGTACTGATTCTGTGATAGTCTTCTTCTTTCTTAGTGTTTCACCATCTAATACTGATGGAAGATACTTATTAAATTGCTTCTCTAAGTTATCTGTTTTAACACTTTCAAGTAAGTCAGACATAATTTCTTTCTTCTCTTTGCCTAGTGGTGACATAAGTTCGTTTAATGTATCTTTACGATCAATTAAATCTTTTGCCACATTCAACTTGCTTTCAGTTAAAGCAATTTGCTCGTCTTTCGATTTTGCTTTTGCTTTTGCTTCTTCAAGTTCAATTTTCATTTCGGCTAGTGTTTTCTGAACTGCTTTAATTTCCTTGGCTTCGTTCAAATATGAATTACCATACTCATTTGCGAATGCTTCAAAAATTCTGCGTCCAAAGTCGTTCTCACGAGCTGATGTGATGTCATTACGGAAAGATTTGACTTCATTTGTAATAACGTTGTTAACAACGCCTTCGACTTTTTCAGCCGCTTTACTAATAAACTCTTTTTTGGCTTCTGCTAATTGCTTTTTGCCTTCTCTTACCATTTTAACTTTTTGCTCAACTAATGCTTTCTTGTCTTCGTGGAACTCAGTGAGTTCCTCTGCAAGTTGTTCTGCAACAAAATCGTCTAGTTTTGTAACATGATCACTTGTACGAATCCTATCTGCACGAAGTTCTTTCACTTCTTTAGCGACTTGTTCTGTTACGAATTTGTCTAATAGTTTTGCGTGTTCACTGACAGCCTTGCGATACTTAACTTGTTGGTCTGCTAATGCGTTCCTGTCTAATGCAAGTTCCGCAACTTCTGCTTCTACTTTTTCTGTGATGAAATTGTCCATTGCTTCAACGATTTGACCTTTGTCATGCTCGTATCTTTGGGCAAATTCTTCTCTAAGTTCTGCAGTAAGCTCTTCCCTCGCTTCAACAAGTTTGCTTTCCCAAGCCTCTTGAATGGTTGAACTAACTTCTTCAGAAAGTTCTATTCCTTCAAGTATCTCGTTAAATTTCACTGCCATAGTAGTCTCCTACTTACTTTGTATTTAATTCCCTAATGAATCGAGTTATTTCGTTCATTAGGTGTTTTTCTGCACTTTTATCGTGTGTTACTGCGGTTGCTGTATTATATATAGTTGCACCGCCTCTCATATTGAATAAACTCTCATAAATTGTCTTTGGGTAGGCATCTGGAGCACTTGGTTGTGCCACAATGTCAATTGTTACTATATCAAAATCGGAAACTTTACCGCTTTCATTAACGTTACCGCTCCCTCTACTTGATACACCTAATTTTGCTCCTGCCTTTAACAATGCTGACGCAATGTTTCCCATTGGTGTTTCTATGATTTTAAGTTTACCCATGCCATTATCACCATCCATATGCATGTCTGTGATTATATGGCTCACCCTATCTAGGTTAATTTGTAACTCTTCTGGATGATCTAACTCACCTAAAACAGTTTCTCCTTCTCCTAATCTAGTTCTTACATCTTCTACAGCACGAGTAATCTCTTCACGGGGATAAATCCTACCGTTCTGATTTTCTACTACACCTTGGATAAAAAGTCCTGATAAAAACAGATCTTTTCCATCTTCGGATTCCATTAATGATAGCCCTGCTTGTGCTGGTGCTATAAATTCATAGAGTTTTCGTGCCATATTAAATTACTCCTAAAGAAATAGTTATTTAGACCTTTTTCTGGTCTACGTTAATATTATCTGTAGGTGTGTTGTCCTTTGCTGAGTCACCTTTTTTGCCGTCACTGCCGTCTTTAGCACTAACAGGTTTTGCTAGACTAATAGCCGCTTGTTTCGGTGCTTTAGTTAAAGATGATTCTGTCGAATCTGCTTCGCCGCCTTTTGGCTGTGCAACAGCATCAGAAAGTTTAGTTGCTTCTTCGATTGCTTCTTCGCTTGATTCTTCAATATCATATGCTATTGACTCTTCTTCAAATTCTGGGTCCATAGGAATATCAATTGGTTCGTCTAAATCAAGTTCTTCTGCATCGTCTTCGCCGTCTATTTCTACTTCTGCGTCGTCGTCGCCCAATAACTTTTCAAATTCAGCTCTAAGATCTTCTAACTCTGCTTCTAAATCGTCGACTTTATCTTCGATGTCGCCTTCTTCTGCGTCACCTTCTTCTTCTTCGTCGTCTAGTTCGCCTAGTCTTCCTTCTTCTTCATCTTCAATTTCTTCAGCATCTGCTGAAATATCGTCAACAAAGTCATGATCTTGACTGATTTCTTCTCCGAAATCTTCTTCAACTTTATCTTCTTCTTCAGTTTCAACAGTTTCTTCTACTGCATCTTCCTCAGATTCCTTTTCTGTTTCATCGTCGGCTTCATCAAGAACTTTCTCGTATTCACTACGAGCTTTGGCAACCACATACTCATGTAAAAGCTCTTCTGCTTTTTCATTTTCTTCGGCTAACAATAGTTCAAGAATCTGCTCTAGATTCGCTTTTGATTCTGACATTAGTGGCCTCCTAATATAATTTTTAGTTTTAATTAGGCGCAAGATACGCCTATTACACTTACTACTTATGTGTGATATGTTAAAATGCGTATAATATGGTGTGATTTTGGCGAAAAAACGACTAAAAATCCATTTATTTAATAATATTTAGTTTTCTTTCTTAAACATTAAAAACTAGTTTATATTAATCCGCCACCTGCTTCTGGTGCTGGCTGTGAGTACATGGTTCTTACGAACTCATTATGTTCTATCTGTTCTGCTTGTTTGATGTCACGAATTTTTCTTAACTTATTTAATTCTTTAAGTGTAAGTTTACCTTTACGCACATCAGTTTCTTTACGTTGAGTAAACTTGTCATCGTTTGGATTGTAAAATTCGTTTAGTCTCATTATATACCGCCTTCTGGTCCTGCT